CCAGCATCAAATTCTACATTATCTTCATAATAATACTAACAAGATATTTATGATTTATGTAGCATACATCAATCCAACATTTCCTCCGATGAAGTTCACCACGTTTATTCTCTCCTCAAACAAATGTAAATCGAAATTATAATCATAAATTCGCCATGTAGGCTTATTAACTCCAATTATAGAACCAGTCTCTGGATCACAAATAGTTAAACTTTGCGCCAATGGGTCTAAAGGCGGTATAATTGTTGTGAATTCTAATTCGATTTGATTAAATCTACTCATATTTATAGCACCTGATGGTTGCAAATCTGAGTTATTTGAATGCACAGAAAAATTGTAACAGTAAAGCCCCGGTGGAGCACTGCCAGTTGTTCTAGTGTATTTTTCTATGTAATCGAATACTCCAGCTGGTTGAATATTTTCTCTGTAAGACCCGTCTAGAAGTATACCCATAGCCACCATTATTAATTTATCATTTTGTGGATTATAAGATTGATTTATTAGTATACTAGTTAACGTTCCATCTGGATTTACACCAGGACCAATTTCTATTGGTTGCAGAGTTCCCCCTATTGTGCGATAAACTGTATAGGTTCCTGATGTAGGTGCTTGTATAACATTCAATGGTAAAAAATTATAAGGCCAATTAGTATAATTTGACCATTCGTTTCTTAAGTTCGCATCACTTCTCTGAAAATAGAACAGCCAATTAGATACCATACCTAAGGAATCTAATTCTACTCGGTTTGGACCAGTAACGTTAGGAAAAATTCTTTCGTGAACTTGTTTTATAAGATATTTTTGTTCCTGTAATGCAAACAGACGTTCTTCATCGTTTGACAAAAACCCATAAGTGCAATTTAAATGAACATCGCTGTTCCACAATCCTCTTTGGTCTGTATAAGAATCAATCCCAATACATACATCCGGAGGTGGTTGTAAAAATCTGTGAAATTGCATATACCACGTATTAAAATTAGGGCAAATATAAGGATAATTATTTGTCGCATCAAATACGTCACGAATTTGAAATAATTGATTAATAGGTCTAAATGTTACATTTATATGTAATTCATTATACTGTAAAGACGTTAATGGAAAAGCCATTTGAGACTTTAAACAGAACCAATTATTTATGGGTATATACAAAATTCGCCCCCTAATAGATGGTTCTGGTCCCGCTAAATCTCCCGTATAATATGCATTTGGATATGAGTTAACACGACCATCTGCATTAGCTGGGTCAGTTATATTAGGGACTTGTCCAATCATTCTCTTAAACAAGTCTAGTTTAATTGCATTATAGTCGCGCTGAACTGAGGCCAATAAATAATCGCCTGAGTATTCTTGTAATGTATAATTACCACACGTAATACTGATTTTTGCAATCATCTTTGCTCCTATATTTTCAATCCATCTGAACTCATATGGCGCCCATTGTTCGATATTTCCTAGACCTTGGGCTGTCGTCGCCTCTGTAACTTGCTGAGGAGGCAATATTGGGCTCCAAATACTTGGCAATGCTACAGATAAATAACAGTCCATTAAAAGGTCTGCGTATCTAGGAATTTTAAAAGTAAATGTAGATTCCTCTGATAGACGTAATGTTTTTGAACCTTCATAATCTACTCTGAATTTCTGTAGACCAAAGTTAGTATATTGATGATAAGTCGATTTAAAAAATGATTTTGTTGGGTTTCCATTTAAAACAATGTTTTGTTGTCCTTGACTTACTAGTTGCATGAGACCACCAGGCATTTTTATAATATAATACTATATTTTTAATTCCTTATTCGTCATAATATAAATTAATATGGATTTTATTCACACATTTATGTTTTAAAAGTATATAGAATTATGTTTTGCTATACTTTTTTTAAAAGTATATATAGAATTATGTTTTGCTATACTTTTTTTAAAAGTATATATATAATATGGACGGTTCTACAGAAAATATTAATAACACTGTTAATAATACTATTAAATCTATTACAGAAATGAAAGACACTACTGCTGTATTTTTAATTATTGGAGTAACATTGATTATTATCTTAATTGTAATAATATATTATTTTTATTATAGTAGACTTAAAAGCAAACAATGTTCAACAATGGATGCTGTTTATGGAGATTTAAACGGAAAAATTAGGTCAATTGATAATTCCGAACAATTTAATTATACTTTTAAAGATTACTATATTAAGACTGCTTATAATTGTTGTAGTGGTGGAAATTACAAAAACGACTACGTTGATACATGTATTTTGAAAGATTTATTAAAGCAGGGTGTTAGAGGTCTTGATTTTGAAATTTTCTCAATAGGGGATCAGCCAATTGTCGCTACTTCTACAAGCGATAGTAATTATGTTAAGGAAACTTTTAATTACATTAACTTTTCAGATATTATGAATATTATTCGAGATTATGCATTTGCCACATCTACTGCTCCAAACGCATTAGACCCCATAATTATACATCTTCGCATTAAAAGCACTAATCAAACAATGTATCAAAATTTCGCTAAACTTTTAGAAAATTACGATTCCATTTTAATGAGTAAAGACTATGATTCAGAATATTATGGACAAAATTTCGGTAATGTTGAGTTGAAAAAGTTAATGGGTAAAGTTATAATAATTGTTGATAGAAGTAATATAGCTTTCCTAGAATGTCCTGAATTCTATAAATTCGTTAATATGACAAGTAATTCGGTTTTTATGAGAGCCCTTCATTATTATGATATCAAATACAGTCCAGATATGAATGAGCTTATTGAATTTAATAAGCAAAATATGACAATTGGAATGCCAGATAAGGGGTCTAATCCAGAAAATCCTAGTTCTGTAGTTATGCGAGAAACTGGATGTCAACTTTTAGGAATGCGATATCAAAAAATAGATACTAACATTGAAGAAAATGACATATTCTTTGATGAAAACGGATATGCATTTGTTCTTAAACCTGAGAAGTTGCGTTATGTTCCTGTTACGATTGAACTACCGCCACCACAAAATCCAGAATTATCATATGCTACTAGAACAGTACAGTCGGATTTCTATAAATTTGAGATTTAATTATAATAGTAATATATAAATGACTAAAAAAGATAATCTCTGTAAAGGGTTAACATTTAGTGACTGCGAATTAGCCATTTTAAGAACTGCAATTGATAAAGCCGAAGAGATTCAAGGGAGAAAAGCAGCTAATTCATCTGAAGTTAAACGCATAATTGGTATTGTGGAAAATTTTTTGAGAAAAAAATCCCTAATTTGTTACGGAGGGACAGCTATTAATAACATATTACCAAAACAAGACCAATTCTATAATACAGATATTGAAATTCCTGATTATGATTTTTATAGTTCAAATGCGTTAAATGATGCTAAAGAGCTAGTCGATATTTACATAGAAAATGGATTTCAAGAGGTTGAAGCTAAATCAGGACAACATCACGGAACATTTAAAGTATATGTTAATTTTATTCCTGTAGCAGATATTACATTTGTCCCAAAAGAATTGTTTGTTGCCATTAAAAAGGAGGCGATTAAGGTCGGAGGTATTTTTTATGCACCTCCAAATCTACTTCGTATGGGAATGTATTTAGAATTATCACGTCCAGCCGGAGATGTGTCAAGATGGGAGAAAGTTTTAAAACGTTTAACTCTTTTAAACAAACATTATCCTCTTACTGGAAAACAATGCGCTACAATTGATTTTCAAAGAAAAATGGAAGATGAAAAACAAGCCAACAAAATTTACGATAATGTTCAACATACTCTAATTGACCAAGGTGTTGTATTTTTTGGTGGATATGCGTTATCAATGTATTCACACTATATGCCAAAAAATTTACAACATAGGCTACAAAAAATACCCGATTTTGATGTTCTCTCAGAAGAGCCGATGCTTACTGCGCAAATTGTTAAAGAACGATTAGTTGATATTAATGTTAAAAATGTTAAGATAATTAAAAGACCGGGAGTTGGTGAAATTATTGCTCCTCATTATGAAATTAGGGTAGGAAATGAAACGATTGCTTTTATATATGAACCATTGGCCTGTCACAGTTACAATATTGTTAAAGAAGGAGGTTACGATGTTAAGGTTGCAACTATAGATACTATGCTTAGTTTTTGGTTAGCGTTTTTATATTCTAATAGGCCATATTATGATAAGGACCGAATATTATGTATGTCCAATTATTTATTTGAGGTGCAAGAAAAAAACAGATTAGCTCAGAAAGGGTTATTAAAGCGTTTTAGTATTAACTGTATGGGTCATCAAGAAACAGTAGAAGAAATGCGAGCTGAAAAGGCCGAAAAATTCATAGAATTAAAAAGTAAGAAAAATGAGCCAGAGTATGAAGAATGGTTTTTGCGTTACAGGCCATTAGATACTAAGAATGAAGATAATAGTAACAGTAACAGTAACAGTAAAACCGGAAACCCTAGAAAAACCAGAAGCAATAAAAAGAAGAAAAGAAGAACAAAAACAATAAAACGCAAGGGAATTTTCTTTTAATTTTTATAATTTATAAATGTATAACAATTTTATAAATTATATTTTTAATCCGAGACCAACCTTAAAATAATGCCAAAACCCTTTTCTGTCTTTTAATTTACAAATATTCGTATCAGAAAACACATCTATCCAAGTGAGATTTTTTGAACGACTTACAGTATCGTGTATCTCTCCACCATATGATATAAAACCTATAACTAACAAAATTATAATAATATAATACAATAGTCTCTCGAATTTATTTATAAGAACAAAATCCTCTTTTTTAACCTTAAATAAACGCACTTTAATTGGCCAATCAAATGTTATCCAAAATTGATTATTATTATAAATATCTTGGTCTAGAGGATTATCTATTTGAGACCCTCTGTCTAAATAAAAATCCTTATTCAATTCGATAAAGTAAATTATAAATATAAATACTAATACTATTACCGTTATAACCATATCGAGACGCATTACTATTAAAAATGCAAAAAAATAGAATAATGAATATGTGAATTTCTCTATGGGTGGCGTAAATTCTAATTTACCAGTATCAGATACAAGCGTAACTAAAAAATAAAATAATAAAAATGAGATTACTAGTTGCAACCATTTATGTTCCTTTATATAATTTATTTGAAAACAAGTAAATAAACTGGTTCCAATATAATTACCAACTAACAATAAATAAAAAATAGCAAATGATTTTATTAAATCTGCCTGACCAACAGATATCTCTTTTAATATATCTAACATTTATTATAAGTAAATATAATTAAAATTTGCTGAAATGTTTGACCGTTTTTGATAATGAATAATAAATAAACCCAAATAAAGCACACGAAAAAATTAATCCATTAAAATTGTAATTTCCATCTGAGTGACATAAAAACGGCAAATACCTAAATACATTTTTCTTGAAAATAGGCAATTGAAATAAAAAATATAAAACAGCCAACAATAATGGTGCTTGTAATTCATCGTAAATGGAATCTAATGAATTATCCATTTTCTCATTTTTATAATAATTATTTATGTCATCATCTGTCTCATTGATATAATCTCTTGGTCCAGGCGGCGGCGGTGGAATATAATTAGGTTGTATTTGAGCGTCTTTTGTTAGTTGTTCAGTATGTAAAGGAATATCTCTACTTGGTAATGAAGTTGCTCCTGCTAAACTAGCTTGTTGTAATCCGTTTACTATCTGGCTAATTGTGCTTTGGTCCAAAGACAATGAATTTGAAGCAGTTGGTTGTGATGATTGAACCATATTATTAGTTCCTGCAGTTTCATTAATGACCAAACTAACATTTCCGCCAACAGAACCGCCTCCAGAAGGGTCAGTTGGCAAATCATTTATACTGGTTGTATTAATATCAGACATATATTATCTAAAGATTCAACTATTTTAAAATTTACGCAATTTTAACCGTTTTTTTGTTCATATCACACTTAACAGCATTCTTTTCTATTTTATAACATTTTCCATCAAACTTGTATGTTTGGTCTTCTATTTCTTCTAATGGAGGAGCTTGTATAATTCTACAATTTTTACCTTTGCATATTGACCTAAAAAAGGTTGCTAAACCTATTCCCAATAATAATGACATCAATATTTTACCTGTATTACTATGAACAAATTTATCCAAATACATTATATTATCTCTTTATTTTATTTTGTTTTGGTTTTATTTTGTTAGTTTATTGTTGAACTGGAACTGATTTAATGGAGAGCGGATTTATAGGACATTGTGTTTCGACTGGTTTAAATTGGAAACATTGACCAGCATTGTCTTTATATTGCGTCTTCATATAATTTTCAGGGCTTGGATATATGTATATTGTTTTAGATTCAGGACCTATAACATAAACAAAAAATAACCCTACTGCAAAACTAATTAAAAAAACTGGTAAAGATATGTAGTTACTTAGCATATATATTTTATAAATATTTTATAAATTATATAAAAATATAAAATTATAAAATTATTAATATACCTTTTATCTTTTTCTCCAATACTTCATTATATTTTGGCTTATTCTATACAACATCTTGAGGGGCAACTTGAGGGACAACTTGAGGGGCAACTTGAGGGACAACTTGAGGAACATCATAGGTGGGATTATTATTTGTAGTGTTATCTTCAAAATTAGGCGGTGATTCCTGATTTTCTCCAACAACTTCTTCTTCAACATCTTCTTCAATCACTAAATCACCAGTAGGTCTAAGTTTTCTTGTTTTTTTTGTAACTACACCCATAACCTTCTTAGTTTTAGATTTTTTATCCTTTCTGACACCTGTTATAAATTTAACAACCTTATCATCCTCTTTAAAAGTATTTTCATTACTCTCTAAAGAAGTAGGCATTTGAATTAGTTTGAACAATTGTTCTTGTGGATAATATTCAACAAAATTGACTTCATATTTTAATTCTTGTATATCCTTTAATTTAGGAATCATTTCATTAATATAAAAGTTGACCGCTTGATTTAAAATTAATTCATTGTTAGTTTCATTAAACTCTCGGATCATTTGTTTAAATGGCATTATACATCCCTTACCAAATTCGTCTATTGTTTTCTTAATTAATGCATGTTTTTCAGGATTATCATTTCTTAATATATTTGTTTCAATAGTTTGGCCAGTGAGTTCCATGATGTCTTTGAGTTCGGCAGTAATCTCTTCAAACAATTTTATAACATCTTTGTTAAAGAAGAGAGCGTTATTTTTTTCCTTTATAATTTTTAATTTTAATTTGTCTACGTTATTTAACTCAAAATTAATATCATGTGAAAATGTTTGTCTAGCGCTATAATTGATTTGTATATCTAATGGACAAGGATCTTGAAAATCACCACATTTAGCAATAAATTGTCTTATATATTCTGATTTATTATATTTAACAGTAAAAATGGTTCCTACATTTCTTTTGCAATTTATACATTCATTTTTGGGAAGTCTAGAAAAAGCAACGCGTTTTTGTTTTTTTGGTTGTGAATTGTTAACGATAGGTTTCACATATTTTTCATAATAACTTGTTTCATATTTATCTTTTAGTCTGTAAAATTCGTCAATTGCTTCAATAGGAGTAAGTGTTTGTTTTTCTTCAGTCATTATAAAATATATTGATATATTTATTCTAACGGTTTAAACTTTTTGTAATCTTGTTAATAGGAGTATCATTAATAATATCAAATTCATTTTCCCAATGAGGAAGTCCAGTAATTAGTTCTTGCTGTGCTTTAACTTTAGCATCCTGGTAGTTTCTAATTTTAGATAAAATATATGTTTTCTTTTCGTGTTCTTTTTGTTCAATTTCTTCTGGTGTTAGTTTACCTTTGTATTTATACAGTAATAATATTCCTAAAATAATAAAAAACCCGATTAGCAACCCTATATTAAATATCATATTTTGATGTTTTTCCTTAAATTTATGGCACTGTTTTAAAGTCTCATTTAAAAAGTATTTAACTCCCGGTTCAGTTAACATCGGTTTTGTAAATTCATTGTCAAAAGAGCTCATTATTAAATACCTTTAAAAAACAAAAAAAAATTATACCAATTATCTATATATGGATATATCGTTAATTTCATTGTTAATATTCACCATAATAACTATTTTATATTTTATTTCTCCAAGTATAGGGAAACCTGAGTTGTCTCTTAGTGATTTAGTGAACGATGAAAGTAAAGCAAATTATTACAGCAAAACTTTAAAAAGTTTAGCGTTTTATCTAGGAGTAGTTGTTATCAGTCAGTTTTTCTTAAATAGCAGTTATTTAATGTCTAAATGCGGTGGTTCTTTAGATAAAAATATTGGAGCCGCCGCATTATTTACGTTTATTCCTTGGATACTTATTTTTGGCGTGATGTTAGCTGTGTTGATAGTTTTTCCTGGATTTAAAAGCGCATTTTCGGATGTAATCGGTTATTATGTTGTATCTGGAAGTGCAAATGACATATTCGGGTCTATATTATTGGGTTCAGACTTGAATGAAATGATTGAAAAAACTAGTGATCCTATTAAGAAACGAGATTTAACTCAAGCAGCTGAAGCAATTATCAAGATATGTGGAAACAAATCAATATTAATAAATCAAATGAACCCAGATAATTTTCTAGAAATATGGGATGTATTAAAAGCTTTGATGATTCCTGGTGCTTATGAAAATAACGACATCAAAAAGCAATTATTAGATTTAGTTGTATTGAAAGACAATATAGGTGAAGCTCTTTGGTATATTTACACAGCAATATTGATTTCGTCAATTGTATATTATAATTTAGCGACAAGAGGTTGTATTAAAAGTGTGGACCAAATAAAGTCAGACCACGATGCATATATTCAACAACAAGAAGATGCCGATAAACAAGCAGAATTGAATAATTCGACGACATATGTAGCATCATAATTATACAACCTTATTTCTAAATTAATTGAGGATATGTCAAATAATACAAGACAATAACATAAGACAATATTCCTAAAATTATTGAAAACAACCATAATGGCAATATTGTTTTATTTTTGTATCCCACGCCAAATTCTCTTATTGAACCGTCTCTGTTATATAAAAATGCTGGGCGAGACAACTGAACTACTCCAAAAATTATTACAAATATTATTATTGATACTAAAGTCGTATTATTTCTTGTGAATGTTCTTAACATATATATTATAACTATTACTTTTTATAATATATTTCTTCTATTTTTATATATTTTGCTATACTTTTCTCAAAAGTATAAAAAGTATAAATTTTGCTATACTTTTCTCAAAAGTATAAAAAGTATAAATTTTGCTATACTTTTCTCAAAAGTATATTAATCATAATCTCCATTATTTTCCGTTTCTTCTCCCCACGGGTCACCATCATCATAATCATCGGTTTGATTCATATCCATTGCTATATCTTCATCTATTTCTTTCTCTACATTCATTTCATCTATAGCATCATCTATATCTAAATCCATATCAATATTTGCATCATCTCCCCTCTGTCTCTTTAATCTATTTTGGATTTCAGAAACTCTTTCTGCCACTTTCTTATCGTGATCATAATTATTAGGGTCATATTCTTTTATTCCTTTTGATAATCCTAAACTATACAACGGTCCCAACTTATTGTACTTTAATATATTATCTACCTCTCTACCCTCATCTGTTAAATCTTTCAACCTATCAGTAAAGTCATATTTCTCGGCTTCCTTCAATTTAAACACTGTATCTTCTACATCACTATATGACACATTTACAGTTTTCTTTGACCGCATCATTATACTTAAATATGACATCAACAATTTTGCTACATCCTGTTTTAATTTCATTACATCCCCTTCTATAAACTCTTGCTCTGTTTCCGTAAATCTAAGTTGCTGTTCTATTAAGAAATCTGCACTAAATAAGTCATCTTCATCTTTGTCTGGATTTATTAACATCCTTGTTACCATTGATGGGTCTTTTGTTAAAGTTATATAATCGCTCATTATGCTGAAAAAATAATACTCATACAATAAGGTTACTGTTACTTTATCAAACACTGAATACACTACCCTTTCTCCTATCTTTATATTTGTTAGTACAGGTGTATTCTTAGACAACAAATAAATACCTCTACATTTATTCTTTATTTCATTTAATACATTATTGATTGTATTGCTTCCGTAAAATTTTTCAATTGGAGTATAAAATGTAGTTACCATCTCTTTTACCTCATTTAAGTGGTCTTTTGATAAACCCCAATATTTTGGTGGTTCTATTTTTTGCATTCGTTGATTAATTATCATTGCAGGAAATACTACAGCAAATAACGATATGAAATTTTTCATAAAATTTATGTAATTATACATTCCATCATCATCTATCTTTATATTTTCGTTTCTCGGATTTTCATCATATTTCCACTTTGTTAGTTCATTTAAAAACTTTGTCGTATTTTTTAATTCCACACTGCCTATTTTACCCTTTGTTTTTATGAAATCTATTAATTCCTTTCTCATTTTATCTATAGACGTTTGTAAATAATCTTTTAATCCTCTCATTTCTTTTGTATCCTCTTCCAAACTAACATCAGAATTTTCTACAAGATTTTCTAACTTTTGGGTTAAAGCCTTTGGAACATCCTCAGTATTTTCTTTATCGAACATTACTAACAACTTATTTAATTGTTCTATACACGAAGTATTTGTTGTTGATAATGACATTTTTATGATATTACTTCTACTTACTACTTGAAATAATCTTAAAAACTCTTCATTTGTATAATTTCTACCATCTCTTTTTAATTTTGCTATTTTCTCCTGTATTGTGTCCATCTTATTTAAATAGTCTGGCTTATCAATACATACTTTCACTAATTCTTCAGATAATGGAATTGATGACTGGAACTTACATAATGTTATAAATGCGTGATAAATTGTTTCCTCACTATATGACTTGGAAATCTCTGGATATGTTCTTTTTGTATTAACTTCCGACAACATTATTGCGCTTTGGGTTAAGAGCTTTATATCGTGAACTAGCGAAGACAAACTTTGCACAATATTATTATAATATTCTATGTTTTTGTCCTCATTTATAAAGTACTGCAATGTTGTAACTGTATTATTTCCCTTCTCATTGCAACACGCATTATCCATAAAAAATTGGCCTGCTGACTTTAATAATAGTTCCTTCTTCTCAACCAACTTCTGTATAGCTTCTTGAATTGCCAAAGAAAATGCTATTATTTTCGAATCTATAACTAACAACTTTTCCAATTGCTTATAATTTCCAGTATATAATTCATTTTGTAGTTCCTCTGTAAACCCATCTGTTACGTTTACCAAATTTTTAACGTGAAATCGTCTTAAAGGAGGAAGGAAATTTGTCCATTTGTTCAAATTATATTCTTCCGGAATATCTTCTATTGGATTTGTTAATAAATATTCCGTTTTTTCCTTTATCTTTTGGTCTACTTCTGAATTTGGTAATAAATAACGTATTATAAATGATTTCAATGTTACTATTATTTTTTCTTCGGTCTTAGGTAGAACATTCCAAGGAACTGTTGTTGTGTCTCTACTTTTTAATGCAACGCACGCTACATAATTTAATCCACTATCATCACCTTCGCCTTCAAATGGAAATCCAGTAAATGAACGCACACATCCAGGAGCTGTCTTACGTGTCTTTATTGATGGAATACTCGTTTGAACTGCTATTAAGTAAGCACCTAGTGTCAAATACAACAATGTTGAACTAAATAATGTTGAATATGTTGGAATCCTTTTGTTCTTTTTTGCGGCCTCTTCTTCCCTCTTTTTATATGCGGGCTCCTTTTCTATTATCTTAGTGTCATTCATCATTTCTGATACCACTTTTATGATAAAATCTCTTGATTGTTCTATATCTATTCCCATATTTGATGACAAATTCGTTATTATATTCGAAATTAATTCACCTTCATAACTTAAACGCTTATCCTTTTTATCCTTTTTTTCTTTTTGGTTCTCTATTATTGTTTCTCCTACATCCTTTTCTATAATATCTCTACTCCTATCTACAAATCCATCTTTAAAACCCTCTGATACATCTTGGTCTATATAACATATCACCTCACCACTATGTTCATCTACCCAAGCATCGCCATTATCCGACCTTTTTCCTATTTTTCGCTTCAATTCATTTAATACATCATCATATTTGCTATTTTTTGTTATAAATGTGTCTGCTAAAATGTAAACAAATCTTGGTAACAATTTTGTGCCGGTCTTTACACAATATAACCACCATTCATCCTCCATCTCACCATCATGTATATTTGGTATTTCACTGTCTCCGTCACGACAATATAAAGAAACAAATTTTAATATATCTGTCTGTTTCTTTACAAAATCGTTTTGGCCCATTATTAAATCTCTGAGCTTAACATATGGAGAAACCACTCTTTCTTTAACTTCTTCAGAAATCGATAATCCCAAATTATACTGTTGATTATTATATTTGAAAAATTGCGTTCTTTTAACTGCTTGGAGCCTATCAAATATCTTATAATAATAATCCAAATGTTGTCTTATTTTATTATTTAATTCTTCCTTTGAAATATCATAATTCTTATCAAATTGGTCTATTATATCTTTCAAAGCCTTATTTACAATAGTATCCTTTGATACTTCCGTCGATTCACATTTATCTTCACTCTTTTCAGCTGGATTATATATGCACGAATATTCCATATTACACAAAATCTCATCGTCTTTTATGAATGCATTTGGGTCAATATCCTTTTCTAAAACCCAAATATCATCCTTTCTTACATAATATTCTAATGTATTAGCCTCTTCCCCACCATCCACTGTTGTTACTAACAAAGCATAATCACCTTCTCTAACTCGTTTCGCTTGATTTACTAATGTTGTTGCCATATATTCGGCTGAAGCTTCATCCATATTTGAACGAGTTTTTAGGTCATCCGTCAAAAATAATATTAGTTCCTCACTTGTTAGTTCATCTCTTTGTTTTTTGTATTTTTCTTGAATTAAATCGTAATTAGTGGTATCAAACTCCTTATCAAAATATATTTGCTTTTCATTATCTTCCGTTAACGCATCCATTGAATAGTACTTCTTCGCAATTATATACGTAGAGCATTTATCTTGTGATTTATCTTTTTCCATTATAGATTTTAATTCTGCCTTATCGTCACTAAAAACAGTCGATAAACCACGTGGATACATTAATTTTATGTTAGTTATTGATACTGCTGTATTGTATAAATTACCATAATCAGCCAATGTTATTTTTTTTAAAAACTCAGAACCACTACATTCCATACTACCAGGAGTTTCAAATCCGTAATACTCTAAAATCTTTATGTTCAATCCAACATCATTATTGGTTTCCAATAGTTGAAACAATTCGTTATTATAAATATATAAGGATTTAGCTTCCTTACCAGGATTAGTTGTCTTGGACTTTATGTATTTTAAAGACGAAAATGCTATGCTATATTCTTTGTATAATTTATTGTAGTCTGCTATTTTTTCATAAATAAAACTGTTTATTTCTTTATATTGCGTATACGTTAAATCAAACGGATAAATCATAAACGGTTCCAAATAATTTACCACATCAACTAATGATAGACGACCTTTTATGTATTTCTTAACGAGACTAAATAATATACGGATTTTTGGAATGATTGTTCTCAAAAATATCTTATAAATATCCAAATTAGTTAGGTCAGGTGGCTTATCATATTCAGATAAATCCAATATATATTGTTTAATATTATCAATAAAATTGGTATCATCATATTCTATATCATTATCTAATCCATCAATTGTAATAGGCGTCAACTGTGTATTTTGTTTTAGTAGTTGCCAATAATTCAAAAAATGCATATTTAAATTAGCCTTAACTAACAAATTAGTTCCGGGCAAATTTACTTGTGAAAAACGCACTGTTGGTTCTGGTAGTGTTACTATGGAATTGATTGATATTTGGTCATTTTGGGTTAGTTTAACACGATGTGCTATCATTTTTGGACCCTTTAACGTTGATGCTTCTAATTTATCTTGACCTAGATTATATCTTTGTATCACAAATTTTCTTGTAATTATTTCCGAACCTGTCACCACATTTGAATATAATTTACCAAGATTGTCTACAATTGCATTTATATTTGATTCTACATTTGCTTCAATTATTATGCCATTTGGCTTCGTAAATACATCTTCCACTGCTCCTTGTTCGACAGAATAAAATGGGGTTAAATATGGGTCCAAAGAATAATATAAATTCGAGTATTTATTTTGACCTTCTACGCTCTTATTGGACTTATAATTTTTAAACAATGTATGCATTTCTAACAGATCTCTATCTTCATCAATAATTTCATAATCGTCATCGCGCGCACTTTCAAAATCCTCCGAATACATTTTCTTTACATTTTTTGCTACCATCATAATCCAATACAAAGTATTTTTAAACTCCGATAAATATTCCGCCAATGGTCTATCATCTGCTGTTATTTTTATCATTCCATTTACGTTCTTATTTGTGTCAAATGTTGATGATATTTTTCTTAGTTGAAGAAAACGGGTTATCATAATATGAATACTATTCAAAACATTGTTAGTTCGCTTGGAATTTGGAATACCTGAAATCATTTCTTCTAGCAAATCATTTGTTTGTGCTTCAATGCTATATCTATATTTATCCTTATCAATATTTATATATTCTTCCACTTTAATAACTTCACCAAAATCCAAATCATTTATATCAAAGAACATTCTATTTATTTTGTCTTTTACAGCTGCCTTAGTAACTTTACCTTCTTTCATAGGATATTGTTGTTTCATTTCTTCTAGTGCTTCAGCTTCTCCTAGTTCTACCAATTCATCTGCGTTAACTTCGTCATTTTCTCCCATTTCTTCCATTTCTTCTTGTTTCCTCTTTATAGCTGGTCTAATCTCAAAGGTTTCAATAGGCAAGTCTTCAGGTATACCTTGATAATTAAAATTAATAAATATAGTATCATCATCTGTTGTTCTAATTTCAATCATATCCTCCTCTAAATTAGTAATTTCACCAGTAATAACAGTTGGTTCATCTCCTCCAAAATATATATTTACCCATGTTCTTGGTAATAATTCATTCTGTCTTGCATATCCACTTTCAGGGTTGCTACTAATTACCTTAATACCCGTTATGTTTCCGTCACCAATTAGACCGTCTGGAGAAATTTGTAATACCGTTTTTTCAAATGTTTCACTATTGATTAATTTTATTTTTTTAGGGTCAATATACTCAATTAAAAATACATTATCATTTAATATTTCATTTGTGGGGTCGGAAATCAAAATAATATCACCTAATTTTAATAATATTACGTCTTGTTTTTTTTCAATGACATCTTCTTCAATGACCTCTTCTTCAGGAACTACTAATTCTTCTTCTATTGGTTCCTCTTCTAAAACATTAGGATTAGGATTTGGGTTAGGATTTTCATCCTGAATGTCTTTTATATTTTCGTTTTCTGCTTCCAAATTAATTTGTTCTGACATCTTATATTTATAGTAGAAATTTTTATAAATCATTAATTCTCAAAATAATATTCCAATAATTAATAAAATACACAGTCTCAAAGTATATATAAATTATTAGTTTAAAGACAACTCGTATATTTATTACAACATATGGCTTCAAAAGTATCATATAATTTATCCAGTGTTCCTGGTTTCGATAATTTTGTAAAAACAGGAGAAAACGGACAAGAATTTGACAAGTATTATTCCGTTAACAAATATTCTACTAAAGCAAATGAACTTTATTCTATTATTAGATATAATAAAGAGTTTTTATCAAATGACTTAAGTTCAACATATGGTCTATTGCGCTCTGTTATAATGTCAGGACCAAGAATTGTTAGTTTTGCTCCACCTAAATCTATGTCTGGTGAAAATTTTATGAACAAATATCCTTTGAAGACTGATAAAATTGTTGCTGAACAATTTATTGAAGGGACAATGATAAATGTATTTTATGACCCAATTTATGGAGCTACTGGGTGTTGGCAGATTTCAACTCGCAACACAGTAGGAGCAGAAGTGTCATTTTATAAATGGTCAAAGAAAACATTCAATGAAATGTTTATGGATGCGTGTATTGCCAATAAATTTAACATTCAAACTCTAAATCCTAGGTTCTGTTATAGTTTTGTTTTACAGCACCCTGACAACCGAATTGTTGTTCCATTTAAAACCCCACAATTATATTTGGTCTCAGTATATGAAATAGTTCAAACGAACGATTCTATTTCTGTTATGCAGGAAAACTTGGATGAAGTGAGTAATAGCGTGTGTTGGCATATGACTGGAATTAGATTTCCTGAAAAATATGAATTTACAAATTATACTGAATTGATTGAAAAATTCGCTTCTGCAAATACATCGTATGATATTTTAGGGGTTGTCGTTAAAAATACAGAAACAGGTGAAAGAACTAAATTCCGTAATCCCATTTATGAAGAGGTTCGTCATTTGAGAGGCAATCAACCGAAGTTACAATATCAGTATCTCGCTCTAAGACACGCTGGAAAATTACCCGATTTTTTGAAATATTATCCAGAGATGAAAGAAGATATGTCTAAGTTTAGAGACCAAGTTCATATGTTCACGAATACGCTACATCAGAATTATATTTCGTGTTACATAAGAAAAACAAAGCCTTTAAGAGAATATCCAGACCAATATAGAACTCATATGTTTAAGATACATGAGCAATTTATTAATGATTTGAAGCCTAAGAATTCATTTGTAACAAACACTGTTGTAATAAAATATGTGAACCAGTTACATCCGTCGCTACTAATGTACTGTTTGAACCATAATATGAGAAAAAGAATGGTTGATACTATTAAAACCGATAGGCCTCTGATTTAAACATAAATCTGTAAAAAAAATAATATATATTAAAACAACTTAAAGCCCTTTAAGTTCCATTTTTATATATATTATTTATCGAACAATATATACAAATACTTTTATTACCTACCATTTCTCGAACCATCAAAACAACCCTTTATCGCATTCATTTTCTTTTCTGCTTCTTCAATTACCGACTTCATCATTGTCTTTACTGCAGAAACACCCTTTGTCTTATCTGTCAACGATACTCTTAACATACTGTCAGTATCGTGAGGATGTAGCTTCTTAAAACCAACATAATCCAACATCTTTAGGTCTGTGTAAAATATCGTATACAACTCATAATTCATTATGTTTCCTATTGTATAATCTTCGTTTACTAATGTTATATCATAACAATTTTCCATTGTGCTATCTGATGCCTTTATTTCTATCTCGTCTTGTTCTAAACTTAATTTTAACACTTCTAACTTCTTTAACAATATTTCTGATGCTTTTACCAGTATTTTTTCATTTTCATATATTCCTACTGACTGTATAATAAAATCGAAACTATTTTTCTTCACATATCTTAATCCCTCCAATAACTTCCAATTCGCCGCTTCGAATTTTATTTCCTCATCTTTCTTTCCCTCATCCTTCCATTTCTGTTTACGAATCGCTATCTGTTCCTCTATCTTCTCTGGGTCTGGACTACATCCATACGAACATGTTCCGGTAATATTAAACATACTGTCATCTCTTGCGGTGCTTACTGAAAACTCACACGTTAGCTTTATTTTTTCACCTGGAATTTCATCTGATATTCTTGGTCTCAATCTTAAAAAGTCAATATAATATTCACCATTTCCAGATGGAGGAATAAAAGGCGGAAATATCTTTTTTACAACACCATCCTCCAAATAATTGTTTGTTACCAAATCACGTATCTTAAAATCCTTTGTAGTTACAATCATAACTGTATCTGTTTTATTTTCAACATCCACCTCTAATATATAATTTTTTATTGGCATTTCTTGCACATCTGCAATACACACCGGAATACAACTTAAACGCTGTTTTATAATTTCATTATTTAATCTTGTTGTATTTATCATTATATTTGCTTTATTTTCCTCATATGGTATAGTTTTAAAAACTACTATAGGAATATCTGATAATATTGTTCTTCTTACTGCATTTATATAACTAACATCTACATTAGTTATTGTGAATGACATAAGTCCATCCTCTTCTTTTAAGTCAACAATTTTAGCCATTGTATATCTATATATTATTGTATATTTAATATTATATTAAACACAATTCAATTTTTTTTATACACTTTTAGGAAAAGTCTAGCAAAATTACGCTTTTGGGAAAAGTATATAAAGTGTATTTTGCTAGACTTTTTCTAAAAGTATAAATATTAGTTAAAAAATCACTGAAAAAAACTTAAGCTATTTTAAATGAGCTGTATTTTATACTATAGCAATTATTGCGAACCTTCCAAAAAACTACTACAAACCGTTACTAAAACTCAGAATGTTAAAGATATTCATTTTATCTGTATAGATAAAAGAGTAAAAGACCCTAGTGGTAAAGTTTTTATTGTTCTTCAAAATGGACAAAAAATTATTATGCCTGAAAATGTCACAAAAGTCCCTGCTTTATTGTTATTAAATCAAAATTATAAGGTTTTATACGGTGATGAAATTTATCGCTTTTTCAAACCACAAGTAGCTCAAGAAGTTAAACAAGCCACGCAAAATAATATGGAACCTATTAACTTTCAAGATGGCTTCGGTTCATTTAGTGGATTTGGCGGCGGAATTGTTTCCGATAATTATAGTTTTTTAGACCAATCTGATACTGAACTTAGTGTTAAGGGCGAGGGAGGATTAAGACAAATGCATAATTATGTTTCTTTAAATGATTCTATGAACTTAAGCATGAAATTACCTCAGGATGAACACGATTATAAGGGCGATAAAATGAAAGAAGGTGAAACGAGTGTTGAGGCTCTACAACGAAAACGGGAAGCTGATTTAGCAAGTATTAATTATAAATAACATAAATAAAATTTAAAAACATAATAATCAGTTCTATTATGGATATTGAACTAATTATTCCGGAACCTAAAAAAGGAGAACTAACAATATATAGCAAAAGTGGCTGCCCTAATTGCACTAATGTTAAAAAACTATTAAAAGAAAAACAAGTGAAGTTTACTCTTGTTGATTGCGATGATTTTATTTTAGAAAACAAAGAGGCCTTCTTAAATTATATTCACACTTTATCAGGAAAAGAACAAAAGACATTTCCTATGATTTTTGATGGACACGTCTTTATTGGCGGTTATAAAGAAACTGAAACATATTTAGAGAAATTACTTGACTTTGATTTGACCTTTTAATACAGAAACGAAATATATTTTGCGTAAATTATCATTTAAAGAAAAATGCATATTTTAAATAGAAACATATGGCAACTAATCTCGTTACAGTATTTAATGACCACTTTGCTGAGTTTGTAAGCGATATTCAGAGTGTTTTTCCTGATGACCCTGATATTTTAACCGCTAAAAATTCTCTTTTAGCTATTAGAAAGGCTAATCCTAAATTGTTAGTTAAAATTTGGGTTAAATATGTTTATAATCCTTATAAAGGACAAATCGATAATGGAGATATTAATTTCTTTCTTACCAAAGATTATGCATCTGATTTAACTAAAACTGATAATTCCGAAAAAATTATGGAATCAATTGATCGTTTAAGAAATCCTATTAAAAATATGAACCCCGAAAATCAGGCAAAAACTATGAAGTATATACAAAATTTGTCTAAGTTATCTATTATGATTCCACAATAATATAAAACAATTTAAAGATTATTTATAAATATAATTATCTTTAAATGCTAAGCCCCTGTAAAATTATTACACGTTTCTCTCATTCGCAAATAAACTTTAGAACCTCCTTTCCTATATTCTCTAATATGAAACACATTGGAACTCCTTCTTGTTCCGATTGTATTCATTTTATTAATTCTGTTACATACAATCCAAGTCACGGTAAATGCAAAAAATTTGCCAAATTAAATGTTATATCAAAACAAGTCGCGTTATCTTATGCTGATATTAACAGACAGCATGCTGACCTTTGCGGTCCTAGTGCAAGATATAAAGAAACTGTTTGAAACCCAGCACCTAATATTTCGGAATCATCCAATGACTAATTTTTGTATCCTTAGATGTGTTTTTCTTGCTGTAAATTATTTATTCTGTTATATGAGCATTCTTCATAACAAAATAACTCATAGTATATTTGGTATTTTTTTCAGTAACAAAGTAAAAACAAAAGTCCAAAAGGGTTTTGGATTTTGGACATTTATAAATGTCCATTTTTGGAAATCCGAAAAAAGTCTTGAAAAAGACCCTATTTTTTGAGGTTTGTGATGAAAATGCTCTGAAACACAGAAAAAGTAATTTTAATTTTGTGATGATAAAA